ATTCAATATCAAATTTATAGAAATCGGATTGAACTGTTCGTGTAGCATATGATAATTCTGGATTTTGAGGTGGTGGTAAAGGAATAGTAACAGGAACATAACGTAAATGCTCTGGTTTAAGAACAAACGCATAACTGTTTTCATCAAAAAATATATCATTTTCTTCTATATTTACATCAATTAATTGATATCTCATTCCTAAAAGTTGACATCCAGTTTCTCTCATAATTACAGAACTAGGATTTTCAGGATTAGCTCCTTTATCGGGCATACCTATAGTCATATTTTGTTTATTAAAATCAATAAGTTCCTTCATATCAGGAGTATATTTAATATCATAATAATGTAATGCTCTCATAAATACAGAACTACTAGTCATATTTATAAATTTATAGAATTCAGGACATTCTAGAAAAGAGGTGTTGCTACGATCAACAATTATAACAATTTTTCCCATCAATTTTTGTAATTCTACATTACCAAAATTGTGTCCATAATATTCCGAATCATAGTCTTTACTCATCAATAAAGAATCAAACCCTTCTAATAATTTGGCAAAATTTTTATACATTTCTTGGTTAGTGCTCTTAATACGAAGATGAATAACAATTGGATCTAATGAGTTAGGAGCAGTTGATGTTGAAAAAGCATAATTTCGAATAATATTCATAACATCGCCAAAATTAATATAATTAAAGGTTTCCTTAACATAATAACTATCGCTGGTTGAAGTAGCAACAACAGGTTGATCTTCAATTGAAAATATTTCAAAATCAAGACCTCTAACACCCTGTTTTAATATATTTTTCAAAATACATGTATCAACATAATCATTTTTATAACTACCTCCGCTACAACAATTATAAGCCGTCTTAATATAATAATCTTTAAATGTGTAATTAAATTGTTCCGAATTATCTATTGATCTTATTTTACCATTTAATTCTCCATATATAGAATCCATAGTTGAACATTCTTTACTTCTTAAGCGGCTATAATAGAAATAATACAAAAATGCTATTAAAATGATAATTAATGTGATTCCTATAATTAAAAATACAGCAGTAGATTCTTTCATTTCTGTAACAGATTTAATCGCATTATTAATCGCTTTATCTTGAGAATTATCCATATTATATTATATAAATAAAAATAATAATTTATTCTTTATTCTTTATATAATATAATATGTTTAAAACCCCTAAAAAATCTAGGACATTGAAATATACAAACAAACATCTTAAAAACCAAAAAGGAAGTAGAAAACAAAAAGGAAGTAGAAAACAAAAAGGAAGTAGAAAACAAAAAGAAAGTAGAAAACAAAAAGGAAGTGGAAAACAAAAAGAAAGTGGAAAACAAAAAGGAAGTGGAAAACAAAAAGAAAGTGGAACTCAAAATCCAAGTAAAAATAAAAATGTAAAAAGTAAGTCACTAAATCCAATAACAAAATTTACAACAACCACGACTACAAAACCACAAGTTATACGAAATGTTCCTAAACTAATAAGAGAACAAAACGTTATGGAAGATATTTATCATATATATCTTAATTTACTAATTGATTTAATGGGAAGTTCTTTATATGATGCATTTATTGAAAACATAAATAAATTAAATAATTTAAATATTAGTTTGATTGCTTATCCTACTTCAAAATTTGAGTTAAATACTAATAATTATGTAAGAAACTTTGATACTCCATGTATATTTTATAAAACTGGAGGTGATTATACACACTTTATTTGTACATATAAAGGTTCGTTTGAAGTGTGTAAAAATAAAATAAATCCAATTACAAATCCTACAGAAAGTAAAAGAGCTATTAGAAATCCATGTAAAGAGAATAAAAACTGTTTATGGGATCCATATTATAATAGTGGGGGTCAAGATTGTACAGTATATGGTGGATTACAAAAACAATCGGCGCATAGTTTTTGTCAAACTTTTACATTAAGTTGTATGATCCAACAATATTTACCAGAAAATGAACTAACAACCGAATTCAAATCAATGCAAAGTATTACAAATATAGATACATTAAATGCTAAAAATGATATATTAAGTATGAATGCTTTTTATGCCAAACAAATAGCTTGTAAAATTGTAAGATATGTGTTTGTTAATAATTTATCATTAGTTAGTAATGGAGAAACAATTGATTGTTGGGATTTTTTGTATGAACAAATCACAAATGGTCAATATTATACAAGTCCAACATTAACATATAATAATTACAAAAGCTTTATGGTTGACTTTTTAGATTTTTGTGAAAATATAACATATGAACAGTTTAAAAGTAGTAGTATTATGGAAAATATAATATGATATTATTACTCCCTACTTTTAGTTTTAAGGAGTAAAACAATTTAGAAATATCTTTGTGTATTATATATGCCTAAAATTTGTGATTTTGAGACTTGCCGTAAATACGCCAATTATGGCGCATATCATTCTAATCCAACTAAATGTAATGAACATAAAGGAGAATATAAATTAGTAAGTCAAATATGTATAGAGGTTGGGTGTAAAACTAGACCAACTTATAATCTAGAAGGTGAATCAAAAGCGTTATATTGTGTATCGCATAAATTAGACGGGATGGTAGATATAAAACATAAAACTTGTATTTATTCTGGTTGTAAAATACAACCAGCTTATAATCTAGAAGGTGAAGCAAAAGCGTTATATTGTGTATCGCATAAATTAGACGGGATGGTAAATATTGTTTCTAAAACTTGTATTTATTCTGGTTGTAAAATACAACCAGCTTATAATCTAGAAGGTGAAGCAAAAGCGTTATATTGTGTATCGCATAAATTAGATGGAATGGTAAATGTTAACGATAAACAATGTATTCATCCAAATTGTAAAATACGACCAGCTTATAATCTAGAAGGTGAAGCAAAAGCGTTATATTGTGTATCGCATAAATTAGACGGGATGGTAAATATAAAAAATAAAACTTGTATTTATTCTGGTTGTAAAATACAACCAACTTATAATCTAGAAGGTGAAGCAAAAGCGTTATATTGTGTATCGCATAAATTAGACGGGATGGTAGATATAAAAAATAAACAATGTATTTATCCAAATTGTAAAACACGATCTAATTATAATCTAGAAGGTGAAACTATCGGCATTTATTGTGGGGCACATAAATTAGATGGAATGTTTGACATAAAAAATAAAAAATGTAAAGCAAATTATTGTTTAGGTAGTCAAGCTAATGTAAAATACAAGGGATATTGTGCTTCCTGTTATCAACAATTATTTCCAAATGATCCTCTAACACTACAAAGTCGTAGTAAAACAAAAGAAATTGCTACAAAAAATTTTATTAATTTAAATTTTGAAGGGTTTCATCACGATATATCTTTATGGACAGGAAATTGTGAGTGTATTCATAGACGAAGAATTGATCATCGTAAACTTATTGGAAATACATTGTTATGTATTGAAACCGACGAAAATCAACATAAAGGATACGATAAAGATAAGGAGGAAATTCGATATGATGATTTATTTATGTTACACGGTGGAAAATTTATTTTCATTCGCTTTAATCCAGATAAGTTTAAGAATAAGGAGGGAAAAAGTTCAAATCCTATGTTATATACTAGATTACCTATTTTGAAAGACGAAATTGAAAAACAAATAAAAAGAATTGAAAATGATGAAAATAAAGAATTATTGGAAATAGAAAAATTATATTATGATGAATAAGTAATTAAATATAATGTTATTATATTATAAAATATGCCTGGAGGTTTAATGAATCTTATAAGCTCTGGACAACAAAATATAATTTTAAACGGAAACCCATCTAAGAGCTTCTTTAAATCAACTTATCATCAATATACAAATTTTGGCTTACAAAAATTTGTTGTAAATTATGAAGGATCAAAAACACTGCGACTATCAGAAGAATCTACATTTACGTTTAAAGTACCTAGGTACGCGGATCTGTTAATGGATTGTTATTTATCAGTGGCTCTACCAAATATTTGGAGCGGAATTTTGCCACCACAGCAAGTAACAGACGAAACAACAGCACAAGGTTTAGGAAATATAGAACAATGGGCGCCATATGAATTTAAATGGATTGAAAATATTGGAGCCAAAATGATTTCAAAAATTAGCATTACTTGTGGAAATTATACGCTACAAGAATATTCTGGTAATTATTTATTAGCATCTGTTCAACGTGATTATAATGCTATTAAACTTGATTTATTCAATAGAATGATAGGACAAGAGCCTGAATTGAATGATCCAGCAAATTCCAATTCACGTGTTAACTCATATCCGAATGCTTATTATAATGGTGATTTAGCAGGTCCAGAACCATCAATTAGGGGTAGAATATTGTATATACCTCTAAATAATTGGTTTAGTTTGAAGTCACAAATGGCATTTCCTCTAACATCACTACAATACAATGAGTTACATATAAATGTCACATTTAGACCAATAAATCAATTATTTAGTATTCGTGATGTATTTGATGCGACAAATAATTATCCTTATATTTCTCCAAATTTTAATGTATGGTATATGCAATTTTTTCGTTTCTTACAGCCACCACCAGATGTATGTATTGATATAAATTCATATTCAGATCAAAGAACAATATGGAATGCTGATATTCATTTGAATTGCACATATTGCTTCTTATCAAATGATGAAGAACGAATGTTTGCATTACAAGAGCAGAAATATGTAATAAAACAAGTTCACGAAAGAATTTTCCCAAATGTTACCGGTCCGAATAAAGTAGAATTGGATTCATTAGGTATGATTTCAAACTGGTTATTCTATTTTCAAAGAAGTGATGCCAATTTAAGGAATGAATGGTCAAATTATACAAATTGGCCATATAATTATTTACCTTTGAATGTTTTACAGTCTCCTACATCAGGAACATATACTGTTTATAGAACCATTGGTGGTCTATTAACTCCTGTAGAAATAGGTCCAGGTGTAAATCCAGATGGAACATTAACAGGTCTTGTAATTAATCAGACATATAATCCTCAAAATGAAAAATTAATAATGGTTGCAATGGGTATACTTCTCGATGGTTCTTATAGAGAAAATATTCAACCAGCAGGAGTTTATGATTATATTGAAAAATATGTTAGAACAACTGGAAGTGCTCCTCCAGGATTATATTGTTATAATTTTTCGGTTAACTCAAATAATGGAGATTTACAGCCCTCTGGTGCAATAAATATGAGTAGATTCAATCAAATAGAATTTGAATTCACAACAATCATACCTCCACTAGATCCTTTGGCTCAAAGCTTAACCATTTGTGATCCGGAAACAGGAAATATTATAGGCATTAACAAACCAACATGGCGTATTTATGATTACAACTTTGATTTATATTTGTTTGAAGAACGAATTAACGTTGTTAACTTCATCGGAGGTAATGTTGGTCTTATGTATGCGACATAAAAATGACCCAGTTATCTCTGTAATGACCCAGTTATCTCTGTAATGACGCATTTGCTGCTGGGGGTGTTGTCTCATAAAATTGCCCAGTTGCCGATACAGTCATTGGATATTTTGGTCCAAAGGATGGCATCTCGTTTCCCATTGCTAACGGAATTGCATTTGAAATTCCTTGACTATATTTATCTGCGGATTCTCTACGTTTATTGTATAATTTTAACCCTTCATTAAATGACTTTGACCATTGATCTAGACCTTGATATGGAACTTTTAATTCTGCATCTTTTGAATCTGGATATATTTGAGCAAAATCTGCGTTATGATTATTATAACCTGTTGTTAATTGACTATATTGTAATCCTTGTTGCCCTAATTTTCCTCCAGCATCATAAGGAGGCACATCTTCTGTTACACATGAATCCATTGGTGTGGGACCTGGATTACATCCTTTACAATCTATATCTGAGGTGCATTGTTCTCTAGTTATGGCACATTGTGATTTAGGACCACAAAAATTCTTACAACTAACAGAATCATTAATTGGTAAATTTACCGAATGACTATATAATGGAGAATTCGTATCATTATAATTTATCACGGTATCTGTAGGATATGGTATAACTTTTGTAGAGTATCTTTCAAAATCCGTTAATCCTTCAATAATTTTTTTACTTGGGCAATTTGTTAATACTTTTGTTCCATATTTTACTATCATCCAAAATAGAAACAAACTACCAAATGTGTAAAGTATTGTATATTTATAATTTAATGTCATATATATATACAATTTAGATTTTATTTTCTAATTCGATCTTGTATCAGAAGCAAATGAATCAATTGTTGAAGATAAAATATTTAGCCTATTTATAATTTAATGTCAATTCTGTCTAAAGTATATTTTAATTCATCGTAATCACGTCTATATACCCAATAACATAATACCCAATAAAAAGAAGTTAACGTTATAAGTTAACGTTATAAGTTAACGTTATAATTGGTTCCATTCTAATAAATTCTAATAAATTCTAATAAATTCTAATAAATTATGATTAGCTATCTTATATAATTTATTTTATTGTTCTAATTTTTTAATGTATATTTATTATAATTATGTCTACAACAGAAGATACAAGCGCAATTGATGAAAAAAAAAATGAAGATGCTGGAACTGGAGGTTCATCGCCAGATTTTAAAGGATTTATAAAGAATTACATATCAAGTATTGTATTTACTATAGGTATTTCTATATTTATTATTGGTGGATTAGGATTATATACAACTAAAGTTGCTCAGTCAAATATTCTTCCAGATAATATAGAATTAGCACCATATACTATTATTGATCGCATTGTTGAAAATATTCCAATTGATATAAATATTATGAGTCCATCTATCTTTTCTGAAAAAGATACAATTTCGCAAAAGGCTATATTTAATTCTCAAAGTTATTTAGATAGTTTTAGTAATAGTTTATTATGTTCTTTAAAAGATAAGGCATATGCAAAAGGTAAATCAAACGCAGCTTTATTTTTTTCACGTATTTATGATAATTTGGCTGCTAAAAACTTATTAGCTATTAATACTATTTTCTTTTATTTAAGTTATCTTCCTGAACCACTTATTATGATTTTATATGGATTGTTTGGCATATTTATTTGGATTGGATTATATTTTTTCAATATGTGTATTAGTATTTTTTATCATTTTATAAATATACCTGAATTATTTAGAGAATCTCTTAAATATACCGATAAAAATAAAAACGAAATATTTGAATGGGAATCTGATGATGACGTATCATTTATTAGATTGTTTAAATTATTATTATTCTTTTTTATTTGGATTCCAGTAGGTTTATTTTCAACATTTTTAACACCAATATTTTTTACATTTTATGGATTAATTTCTCCTCTATTAGCTACTTACAGTATTAATAAAACAAAAAAAACATATGGAGTATATGATTTTATCATAGATACTTTTGCATATAAAAAACTTTTATTTTTAATTCTTGCAACAGTAAGTTTATGTTTAAATGGACTTAGAAGTCTTGATAATAAATCTATTATTGGATTATTAATAGCTGTAGGATTTGCTTACTATATGGGTTTTTATAATAATGAAATTCCTGCGGTAGGATCAGATGGTTTTACAGCTAAAATAACAGAAAAAATACAAAAAGCAAAAATAGGCATTAATAAAACTAAGTTGGTAGAAATATGTCCCAAAATAGATATAGATGATGATAAAATAAAAAAAATAATTAAAAATGGAATATTCAGAAAAGTAACACAACCAAAAGAAACAGGTGGTGGTATTGATTATGAAAATACTACTGCTCCTACTGTTTTTGATCCTGCTGTTTCTGCACCTACTGTTTCTGCTCCTACTGTTTCTGCTCCTACTCCTTCTGCTCCTACTGTTTCTGCACTACCTATAGAAAAAATGGCTCCTACTCCACCTATAGAAAAAATGGCTCCTACTCCACCTATAGAAAAAATGGCTCCTACTCCACCTATAGAAAAAATGGCTCCTACTCCTCCTATAGAACAAATGGGAGGTAAAATAAGAAAATCATTAAAAACAACAAAAAAATATAATATTAGATTGGTTTAATAAACAATTTAAATATAAGTTTTAATTTTAATTTAGATAATGAGAAAAACTAAAAAAAATAAAACTACGCATACTCTTCCATTTGTTAGTTTATGTACTCCTACATTCAATCGTAGACCATTTATACCATATATGATTAAATGTTTTGAACATCAAATATATCCAAAAGATAGAATCGAATGGATAATTATTGATGATGGTACTGATCCTATTGGAGATCTTGTATCACATATTCCAGAAATAAAATACTTTTATTATGAAGAAAAAATGCTTTTAGGTAAAAAACGTAATTTAATGCATAGTAAATGTTCTGGAGATATAATTATTTATATGGATGATGATGATTATTATCCTCCCGAAAGAATTTCACACGCTGTTGAAACTTTAACAAATAATCCTTCATTTTTGATCGCTGGTTCATCAGAAATGCATATTTACTTTGATTCTAGAAATGCTGTTTTTCAATGTGGTCCATATACATCATATCATTCAACTGCTGCTACTTTTGCATTTAAGAAAGAATTGTTACAACAAACTAGATATGATGATGAAATTGCTCTTGCAGAAGAAAATAAATTTACAAAGGGTTATACAATTCCGTTAATTCAACTTGATACATTAAAATCAATATTGGTTTTTTCACATAAACATAATTCTTTGAATAAAGAAAAATTATTAGAAAATCCTCAACAAACAAAAACAATTCCTTCAAAATATACGGTGGATGATTTTGTAAAAGATCCAGTTTTAAAACAATTTTATATGTATGATATGAATAAATTATTAGAAGATTATGAACCTGGAAAACCTGAATATAAACCCAAGTTGTTAGAACAAATGAAAAAAATGGAAGATGAAAGAGAAAAAAGGATAGTAGAACATAATAAAATGTTAGAGGCACAACAGAAGCTATTAACAACAATTTATAAACCTGGTAATAAAGATATTGAAAATATTCGTATTGAATATGATAAAAAAATAGAAAATAAAAATATACTAATTAACGAGCTTTTTAAAAAAATTAAACAGCTTACTATAGATCTAGCTGATTATAAGTGTGGAAAAATAGTTTCATAATAATATATTTGTTAAACAATTTAAAGCTATAATACATTATTATAATATAGTATAACAATGTATTACGACGAACTAATAGAAACTGTTGATGAATTATCTCTTGGTGATAAAATGAAATTGAAATTGACAGAGATGGGAAGAAATGCCGACAAAAATTATGAAAAATATTCTATTCTATTTAATAATACATGGAGAGATGGCAAATTTCACAAGAAAATAACTATTGAAAATTATGGTTCAGGTCAACAAGGTAGTAGAATTAGAAATGCAGTGACGGGTGAGAGATATCCACATCTGGTTGGAAGTAAGAATGAGGATATCTATTTTAAGGTGATTGATTCAACTGGTCGTTCTGGTAGAAGGAACCCTATTATACTGTTTTATGATACTCCAGAACAATATGAAAATCATCATTTTACAACTGTTGGACCAGATGTAAAGGAAATTTGGTATGAAAAATGTTTGTTTTCAAGAAAAAATATGACTAATCTATAACCTTATAACCTATAACCTATAACCTTACAAAATGTATTACAAAATATATTTAATTTACAATTATAAATATATTTTGTAAATTAAATTAATAAAATAATTAATAGAATACTTATTAACATTCCTCGGGTTCTTCATCAGATAAAACATCTTCTGTTTCTGGAGCATTTTCCTTTGTATATTTTTCCAAATATCTATAAATACGACTAATATCTAATTTTGTAATATTATAATTTTCAAATAATAACACAATCTCGTTATCAGTATGTTTACTTTTAAGATCTAAAAAGAAAGCAAACATATCATTTTTATCCATTGATAATTCCTGACATAGATTTTGAATAAAAATAGAATTATTATATTCCGTTGAATATTTTGTTAGTACCTTTGTGAATCTTACTTCTGGTGGATTAAAATTTTGTTTCTTTTTAGGAGATATTTCATCGTGATATATTTTGTTATTTTTAAATGTTTTTATCAATGAACTCATTTCATTAAACTGCCATATTTGTTTTTGAAATGTAATTCTATCAATATAATCTGCAAAACACATATTATCCAATATTTTTAAATATAATGGAACCGACTCATTTTTGTTAATTTTACCTAATACATCTATAATATTTTCGTGCCATAATAAACCTACAATTGTTCTATCTGTTTCATTCATAATAGTTAAATGATCGTCAATTGTATAATTATTATTAATTAATTTTTTTGTAATTTTTCTTGTATCATCATTATAAGACTTCATTAAAAATATATTCTGAATAATATTGTTATTTAATATGTTCTGTTTACTTTTATATAATTCATAAATAGTTTTAAGTTTTCGTAAATCTCCTTGAATAAAATTAATTATATTGCCTTTTATATTTTCATCTTCCATTGTTGGCATTATAATATTTATAATTGAATACATTTGTGGTTTTGTTGGTGATTTTAATTCTATTACGTGGCAAACTTTCATAAGTTCTTTAATTTTTTTATCAATATGGTAATTACCTATACAAATAATAGGATTTAACGTTATTTCTTCTAGTCTCTGCTTCTTTGTTTTTTTTGGTCTTATTATTTTAATAAGTGAATTGATTCCACCTTTATCTCCATTATTCATACCGTCAATTTCATCCATTATGATTGCAATACGTTGTATTTTTTTATAAAACATACTCATTACATTTTTATCAGACATATTATGCTTTGTAATAGTATCAATTATTGATTTATTTCTAATATCTCCAGCATCATATTTAATAATATCATAATTCAATTCTTTGAGAATGTTAGTTATAAAAGTAGTTTTACCTGAACCTGGATCACCATAAATGTATAATCCTTTTTTAGTTGCTAAATTATGCTTATTTTGTTCAAAATCTTTTAGAATTGACTTAATATTGCTAGCTTCTTCGTCACGATTTAATATACTGTTTATATTTACGTTTTCCATCTTATATATTTAATTATATTCTTTTTATGTTGATTTTTACTCAAACCTAGTTCTTGAATTAAATCATTAAATAATTGTCTACATTTAGTAGATTCATTTTCAATTGCATAAGAGTATATAAAGGTTATATAATTGGTATATATACCAGTTTTATAATAATATTTCTTCATATCCAACCATTTATTCTTATTTTCAACTAACAACTGTTTAAAGACAAAATTGTTATCTTGTCTTATCATTGCTCGAAAATAATTCTCTATATTTTGCTTATTTATATATTGTTTCATTAAACAATGATCTTGTATATAGTTTTTCTTTGTTAAACAAATCTTTACTATTTTTGGAACATATGTATAAATTTCTCTAATTAATTCGTCTGGTAAAACATTTACATTTTTTAAAAAATCTTTTTGGCAATTAGAAAATCCCATAATATAAATATATTATAATATATTTTTAATATATTTATCAAATTATGATGATGTATCTGTGTAGGTGAAATTCCTACTATTGATTTTACATTTGTTACCCTCTAAAATGGGCGTTTATTACAAATGATAAAAGGTGTAAAAATAAATCATGGAGTCTAGATATAATAATAGTAATATGTCAAAATTACTATCTTTTCTTTGACTTTCTTCTTATACAATGTAATTTTTTCTTTGACTTTCTTCTTATACAATGTAATTTTTTCTTTGAATTTCTTCTTACTAGTTTCCTAGACTTCCTAGACTTTTTAGACTTTTTAGACTTTTTAGACTTCCTAGACTTTTTTCCGCCAAATTGTAATCCATCAAAAACATAATCTAATGCAATTACTTCAGGTTCAATAATATCACGTAATACCATTTGTTTTGCTTGTTCATTCGGTATTTGTCCCGCCTCTGTATATTTTTGTATCATAAATTTCCGATAATGGTCTTTCCTTTGTTCTTTTGATAGTTTTAACAGTTCTTCTCTTTTTATCGGATCTTCTAAAAAAGTTTCATTCCATTCTTGAGTTAATTCATTCTTATCTACACGTTTGTTAAAGAGAGAAACTAATTCATTATACGTTGGATTAGTACATGTATCTGGATCAGGACATAAGGCATAAGCGGTATCACCTATAGTTAAATAAAATCGTTCAATCATTCCTTTCACACAACTAGACCTATCTGTTCCCGTTGAATAAGCATTTAAACAATCATACTTCAATGCCTCTAAATAAAAATGAACGAATTCGTTGGATTGGGTAACCAAAAAATCAACTGTTTTACCTAATAAAAATTTTGTATCGGGCTTTTCAGACAATTCTCTGGCAATATTAATCGTATTTAGTATTTGATTCATTTCATCTGTTTTACTAACAACTTCAGTTGTTGGATACACTTTTTTAATTAATTCAAGTAATTTTGGTTTTATATATTCAACAATATTTATTGAAGTATATATAGAATCAGGAGGTTTTCCGATAATTTCAAAATACTTATTCTTATTTAAAGCATAATGCTGATTAAACGCATTATGAATTTCAAACGCAACACCTTGTGGAGGAATACGATGTTCCCAATTTTCTATTGAATCATATCCATTAAAAATATTGGTCATATCTGTAACATTATGCGTATCCCATGTAGATAATGATTGATTAAAATTTGTACAATTAGCAAACATTGAATTCATATTTGTAACATTTTGAGTATTCCATCTATCTAATGGCTGATTAAATGATTCACAATCAAAAAATAGTTGAGCCATCGTATGAACACTACTTACATTAAATGAATTTAATGGTTGATTAAAACGAATACATCCACTAAACATTGCCTTCATATCGGAAACATTTTGAGTATTCCATTTATCTAAAGGTTGATTAAATTCGGTACAATCATAAAATAAAAAACTCATATTATGAACTTTACTTGTATTCCATGAATTTAATGGTTGATTAAATTGAGTACATTTAGAAAACATGGAATACATATTATTAACTTTACTTGTATTCCATGAGTCTAAAGATTGATTAAAATTTGTACAAGTGGAAAACATTGAATTCATGTCTTCAACATTTTGAATATCCCATCTATCTAATGGTTGATTAAACTGAGTACATCCATAAAAAACCCCTTCCATATTCGTAACCTGTGATACATTCCACGAATTTAATGGTTGATTAAATTGAGTACATTCATAAAACATATCGGCCATATTCGTAACTTTACTTGTATTCCATCGATCTAATGGTTTATTAAAATTATTCATATTTATGAATAATTCGCTCATATCAGTTACTTCGCTTGTATCCCATGTATTTATATCAATATTTGAAGGCATATCTTGATCGTAATAATCATCTATTGCTAATTTGAGTGATTCGTTTGTATATTTAATTGACATATATTATAATTATAATATATTATTTGTTACGTTTATTTCATTCTACTTTTAATACTTTTATTTCATTCTTCTTTTAATACTTTTATTTCATTCTTCTTTTAATACTTTTATTCTTTTACACCTTTGCACATTTAAAACGCCGATTTTATAATAAAATTGAAATATAAATAATAAACAAAATAGTATTTATATTTAAACATGAGTTTAGTTACCGAAGAAATACAACAATTACAATTAAGAATATTAGAATTGGAAAAACAAAAAAAAGAAAAAGATGAAAGTGATAAAAAAACATCAATAGACCATAATTTTAAGGTCATAAACGATTTATTAACTGAAAAGAAAACTGCGATTAATAATAATAGATATTCTAAATCAGTTCCATTAGCAAGATATTATGACCAAGAACTTGTTACACATTTAGAAGCAATTTATAATATTCTACAAATTGTAGATGAAAGATTAAAAAAATTAGAAGAAAATTAATCGGCGTTTGAAATGTAAAAAGGTTTAATACTTTTATTCTTTTAATACTTTTTACTTTTACTTTTATTATTTCTACTTTTATTCTTTTTACTTTTATTTTTTCTACTTTTATTCTTTCTACTTTTACTTTTATTCTTTCTACTTTTATTCTTTCCAGTTTTCTTTTTAGTACCACCAAATTGTAATCCATCAAAAACATAATCTAATGAAACTATTTCAGGTTCAATAATATCACGTAATACCATTTGTTTTGCTTTTTCAGTTGGGATTTGACCAGCATCTCTATATTTTTGTATCATAAATTGACGATAATGATCTTTCCGTTCTTCTTTATCTAGTTTTAACAGATCTTCTCTCTTTATTGGATCTTCTAAAAAAGTTTCATTCCATTCTTGAGTTAATTCATTCTTATCAAAACGTTTGTTAAAGAGAGAAACTAATTCGTTATACTTTGGGTTATTACATGTATCAGGATCAGGACATAAGGCATAAGCAGTGTCACCCATAGTTAAATAAAATCGTTCAATCATTCCTTTCACACAACT